CTCTTTTAAGACGAGCCATAGCTTCGTCATCAAAGATCGTGCCTTTTTTCCAACCTTCAGCCATTAAAAAAGTCCTTTACAGCCTGTTCCTTTAACAGCGGCACCTGTGCCTGCCATAGAATATCCAACCTTACCGCCAGATTTATAACCTTTCATCTTAACATGGCCACCGCCCATATAACTGGAGTATTTTCTAGTATATGAGTCTTTAAAAAAATGTTTTCCACCTTTTGTATACATATACATTAACCCTTCAGCATCTTTTAACCCTCTCTTGAAAGCTTCTTCAAACGCTTGGCCTTCATCTATAACTATAATGTTTTCGTCTTTTTCTGCCATATCTTATCTCCTTAAAAAGTTCCTTTAAATTGTCCACCGTTAGAATAACCTCTGTTTACTAACTTAATCAAGTCAGACCTTCCTTCGTTCTTTAGACCCTGAATAAAAGACATTTGATCTGCAAGAGGACCACCATAAAATTTATCTCTAAACTTCTCTAAATCTTCTATAAGTTCAGGTCTTGGTTCTTTTTCTCCTGCCATATCTTATCTCCTTAGTTTAGTTCGAAATGTGGGCCGTCTATAAAAGGCCGTCTGCCTTGCGATCTGCGTAAATCAATATATGCCATCATAGCATCTTCCATGGAGTTTTCCCACCCCCTAATATCATCAATATGCCAACTAGCTCCCCATCTTACGGAAACACCTACTTTTACAGCAGCTTCTTGCATAGCATCAGCTAGATCATCATACAAATTCAGTTCCCAGCTTGCTTTACCGTCTACATACGCCATAAGGTCTACTGCATCACCAGTTAAATGCTTACTTTTAAGTGTTTGTGATTTCCCAGCATCAAACAGTTTTTGCTGTTCTTCAGGGGTTCGGAGGCCATATATGCATCCAAAATCGGTTTTTGTAAGGGTTATGGCCGTTTTTACAACCTCAACCAACTCAGGCTTTACACCCTCTAACTTTGCTAAACTTCTACTCGATAAACTAAATGCCATGTTATTTCCCCTTTCTAGAGACTCCAGAAAGGTTCATAGCCCTTCCAAAACCTCTTTTTGCTCTTCCTATACCTTTAGGTGGAGATTGCTGGGCAGGTGCAGATCTCTTTGCTGGAAATTTCTTCCTAGCAATAGGCTCTTGATTCTTAACAGCACTAGTAACGTCTGTCATTGCCTTGTAAGATGGGTCACCTGGAAGTTTTTTTCTACCACCCCAGAGACGTGGTTTTGGTTTAGCCTTCGGTTTAGCCTTCTGTACACCCGTTGGTGCAGTCGATCCTTGAGGTGCAGTCGATTTTGGTTTAGCTCGTCCTTTAGGTTTATGAATCTTGTCATGATATTCTTGAGTAAAGGGGCCTGCTCCACCTCTTCTAGTTGGCTTGTAGTAATCCTTCGCTGACAATTCAGGATACGTTTCAAGAAGGTATCTATCATATTTAGGTGGTGATGTAGCCCCACCTGGGTTTCTTTTGCTTGACATTTTATTTCCTTTTCTTTTTGGTTTTTTTCTTCTTTTTCGGTGGCTTGGTTACCTGTTTAGGTATTTGTGCCCTAGTTATAGCCATTACTTCGTTAACCCTTTTGTCTTTTCGTATGACCTCAAACCTCCGATTCCGAGCATACCGCCCAAAACAGGAAGAAGCGTACCAACATCAAATTCAGGTAAATCAGGTGTTTCTAACCCAATGTAGGCAAAAATAAATATCAATAATGGCTGAAACACAAAATGATAAGCAAACGCAATTCCGCAGGTCCAGCCCACAAAGGGTCTCCAACCGCCCTTAAACAGCGAACCTGAAGCCGCCTCTGCCTTATTTATCTCTAATTGAGCAAGCATAGCCTCTTGAGCGTGTTTCTCGCCCATGGTGGCAATTTCGTGAGCTAAAGCCGCCTTTTGGTCTTTATCCTCAATAAACTTGTCTAGAAGACCGGTAACTGGTCCTACTAAAGTTGTTAGTACGCTCATTTAATTACCAACTTTTTTCATAGCTAATTTATGAGATGCTGTAAAAGTTTTTCCTTTTTTCATCTGTTTAATCATTTCATTTATATGTTTTTTTGTATGATGTGGACTATGTTTAGCCAACGCTTCTTTTTGTCTTTTTGTCAGTTCACTCAAACTGGCACTCCTCTTACTTCCAGTAAATCCTGTAGGTTTTTCTCCTTCTTCCCACCATCATACTCCCAAGCATAGCCTTTTTCAACCATTTCTATGTTAATACTGGTTTCTCCTTCGTGAGAATAAAACCAACCTAACATTCTACCATATTTACCATCTTTTTCTGTTTTTACAATTAATTTCTCGCATCCCTCAAGGCGAGTCTTTAAATAAGCCTTTGCTTCAAGGCCAAAAACTTTTTCTTCAGTGTCTCTGGTTCTACTCTCGGGAGTATCTATACCAGCAAGACGCACACGTTCCTTTTTGGAAAGGTCAAACCCCAAGTCTATCACAACATCAACCGTATCGCCATCAATAACTTTAGTTATTTCTTTAACTGCATATTCGTACATTAGGTTTCCTTTGGTTTTCTATTTAATACACTACCTGTCAGTATAGCACCAAACGACAGATGAAACAAACCCCCACCCATTAAAGTGTACGGATCATGGTGGTCTGTCATCTTTCTCATTAATTCCATCTGAAGTTGAGCATTTTCCATTGTATTCATAGTATCTATAAAACTAGCTATTTCAGGTCTGTTTACTCCATACCATACAGGAACAAGTACAAAATCAAACAAACATATAAAAAGATATACTCCTAACGCTATTGATTGGAAGTTAAGCTTTGGGGGGTTATCGTTAACCTTTTCCATTCTCTTTTGCTCTACTCCAAGCAGTAGCACCCATAAACACGGACACAATACCTAAGTTAGCAACGACATAGGTGCTTAATAATGCAGTGACCATTTCAATACGGCTATCAGGAATAAGTGGACTCATTGATAATAAAATTAAACCTATTGAAGTGATAGAAGAAACCCAACAAATATATCTTTGTTGATTTGCCATTAAATCCTGATCCCTTACACGGATCATTCTTTCTTCTTGTTCAATCTCTTTATCTGTGATTATCCCATCTCCGTCTAGGTCGTATTCGGAGAATTTAGTATCTTTTTGAAACTTCTTTTGGGTCATTTAAACGCCTCCTTCATTGCACTCATCAGGTCTTTGATTGTAACTCTTTTGTCTTTGGGGTCGTAGAGACATACGATCTCACGAGGGCAAGCGTCAATGCTCTCCATGATTTCGATTCCCCCACTACCGTTTGCTCCCTCGTAGAGGCACCAGTACTGCCTCGTTGTCTTTCCCCGGAAGCTCTCATGAACTTTCTCGACTTTTTTAAGTCTGCAAATTGTGTATCCTCCGTTGTCAAGGGTTGGCCTCCTATAATGCTCATGTGCTTCTGTCAAGCAAGAGGAGACCGTAAGCAAAAGCAGCGAGGATAGCAAGGCCGATACCAAAGGTACAGATGCCAATAGTCCAGAATAAAATCTTTTCTTTACGTTCTTGTGCTTCATAAACTTCCTTCTGTCTACGCTTACGGATTTGCCCTTCCATCTGAATCAATTCATCCCAAGCTTTGGTTCCATGGGTGAACATTATGAAAGTTTTTAGCTCGTCTCGCTGCTGGTCTAATTTTTTCTTGGCAGCGAAGGCTTCTATAGCTTCCTGCTCTATACTCTGTCCATTAAATACTTTAGAAAATAAGGTAGGGTTCTTTGCTCGTTTCTCTATGTTCGCTACGTCTGATACAGCCCCCATCCATTTAGATAGGTCAGCCGTCATAGCCTCCAGCTCTCGACCAGCCATAAAAGCTTTTTTTATCCCACCAAATGCGGCAGTCGCAGTTGAAATGGCCGCACTTATGGTGAGAGGATCCATATTACATCCGCATAATTATACTTATGAGTAAAAGAACAATAGCACCAGAAGTGCCAATAAGGATAGATTCAATACGCTTAACACGGTTAAACAAATCTTTAAACTGAATAGTGGTTTCAGTCTCGAGGCGAGCCGTGCGTGTATCAAGATCGTTAACCTTAGTGTTAAGGTTTGTAACCGATGGCTTCATGTTATCCTCTATTGTCTTCTAAGGGTGGATTGTCTCTGAACGTCAATACGTTCTCTGTTAACTTCGTTTCTATCATCCGCTATTTCCTCTTGTAACTCAAGACGTGCGGCATCTGTTGCGGCTCTCTGTTGCATTTTCATTTGCTCCAATAATAACTTTTCCTGCTCCAACTGGGAGTCATTAGCAACTTCTTGTTGTTTAATGGCCAGTTCCTGCATTCTGATTTTCACTAACGGATCTTCGTTTGCTCCGGGTGGTGGAGCAAGCTGTGCAAAGACCGTTTGCATAATTTCTACCTCTAACTGGGCGACTCTGTCCTCGACCTGTTTTGGGTCCTGCAGTGCAGATTCTAACTGATTGACATGGTTTTGTGCATCCTGAACAGGAACTTTACCCTGCTGGGTTGCTACGTCTAACTCAGTGATCTGATCTGTAACTTCTTTTTCAACCATCATTCTGGCCTTATATGCGATGTGTTCCAGTAGGTGACCGTACATCGTCCCCATTACCTGTGGGGAAGTTAACACCATAGGTGTTTTCATAAACTGTATGTGCACGGCCATATGGGCATCGTGCGACTGATCTGGAAACGACTGTAGTAGCTCACCCCCCAAAGCCCTCGCATTCTCGATTGCGGGATCTGTGGGCACAGGCTTCTTAGGGGGTGGCAATATCTCTTCTATGTTTTGAACCTCAAGAGCCTGATACATCCTTCTATACGCACTATGGAGGTTATGTATTTGAGGATTTGACTGAGCCATTTGAAGCTGTGTCTGTGCCAGCGTTACTCTTTGAGCCATAGAAAAGATGTTCGGGTCGCTAACAGGTATAACATCTATACGTCCATCGAAATCTTGTGCTTTAATTTCCTGTGGTACTCCTGCTACCTCATATGGATATACAGGAGGTAGATTCTCCCCAAGTATTCTGGCGAGAAGTCTAAATTCTGTTTTCTGAGCATAATGCAGTCTTTTATGGATCGCAGACATAACTTTCATGCCTCGCTCCAAGATCGCCATAGTTGTGCCTACAGGTGCCTGTCCACTGCCTCCCTCACCAATCTTCTGGTCAGCTATGGAAACAAATCTACGTCCACCTTCAATTAAACTTCCAAGAAGTGACGCTAGAGTATTAGACGGCTCCTTATACGGAAGTGGAATAATAGCATCCCTGATGTTGCCACCGGGGGCATCTATATCTCTAAACTCACCAGGTTGTAACGGCTCGTCATCATTTCTTACCCTTACGCCTCGTGCCTTAAAACCAGCAGGCAAGTTGGCCAGTGTTCCCGCATCAATCAACTGCCTCAATATGCTAGTAACAGCTCTACCCAATCCTCCAAGCATATGCACAAGTCCAAAGCCATAGAACCCTAGTCCAGGCATGAACTTGTAATGCACAAAGTATTGTCTCTTTCTTTTTGCCTGATCACCCTCGTCATAGTTTCGTCTGACGGCAAGAACCTCACTGCTATCCTTATCTATAGTCACGATGTAAGGAAGCTTTATGCCTGTCGGCTTACCGTCAAGCCCTGTGTCCTCGAATCCCTCGAGGTCTATATCAACGTGCATTTCCAGAACCGTATGCACATCATCTGTGTAGTTCTTGGAAATACCCTCTAATTCATTAACTTTCTTTCGCACGTCACTCGGTTCGTCATCTGTACCAGTAGCTAAGTCAATATCCTTGTAGACTCCTGCAACTTGCATCTTGCGTACCTCATTTGCGTCCATCCTTAAAACATGCGTAACACGAGACGCTGTCTGTAGATCACTAGCAGAATATGGTACAACCAGATCTTGAGCAGGTACGAACTTAGATACGGCTCTCTGTTTGGACTCATCGAAATAAATCTTCTTAAAAGTCGATCCTGAGAGTGGTAAATAGAAAAGCATCTGATCGGTGTCAGGGTCGAACTCTTCCATAACCTCTATCAACTGGTAATTCATAAATTCTTTTACTCGATGTGCCTGTGCTTCTCTCTCGCCATTCTGCAAACCAACGAGGTTCACGGTCACTGGACCACCAGCAGGGAGCAACTCTTTATACGCCTGTGACTGAAACTGTGTCACGGACTCGGAAATCAATGGGTGCGTTACACCACTTGCCCCTTCAAAGGGTCTTGTTCTTTCATCGCTCTGTATACCAAGTAAATCCAGACCCTTAACATATGTCTGTTCCCATTCTGACCGGGAATCATAATCCTCATTATAGGAACCAAGAAGTTCCGAGGACAGGGAGCCGAGAGCCGAATCGTCCAGCATCTCTGCCAGGTTTGCGTTGTGATCGTATGCTTCAGCCATAACCTCGGTTATATTACCAGTTATAGACTGAACAATCGCTCCACCCTGACCGTCATCTATAATCTCTGCTCCACCTGAGAAATCCTCGGGTGTTGCTATTTCAACTTCAACTTCTGGTAGCTCGGGGTCTACTCCCCCCGGCATCATGCCAGAATCTACCATAGATCCTACGGGTCGTGTTACCATTAGAATGTTCCTTTAAAATTTCCTGTCACTTTAACAGAACCGCCAAGAGATGCTTTCTGAACCTTTTTATCTTTAGATTTAGATTTTTTACCTATCCTCATAATATCTTTTCTGATTTGTTGTATAGTTTTTTTGCTTGGGTCATACCCAGAACCAAAAATTTCATCTAACCCTCTTTTACGAACTTTACCATATAAGGGGCTATCAGGGTTTAAAAGTTCTAATGCGAATAGTTCTTGGTCTCTAGCAGATAAGTCACCGAATAATTTAGCCATCAGTAGTACTCCCTTCTTTCGGGTATATAATCCTCTTCATCGTCCTCTCCGTCAAGAAAAATAAATCCTCCTTGTCGAAAACGCAAGATAGCCATAGTCATGCTATCACAAAAGTCGTCATGATCACCATACGGGAAAGATGCGACTTCTTCAATAACTTCTTCTGCAAATTTTCTATCAGCAGGTGCCCAGACCCGTCCGGCCTCGAACATCGGAGCAGCCATATGCATCCTTGTAATCTTGTCATTCCCCTTATTCGGTGAATAACTCAGGGCAGGTATCCCTCGGTGACGCAATTCATCCATCAAAGGCGTACCTGACGCTTTAGCCTCGATTAATACCATATCAGGCTCCCAGTATTCGTATTCTTTGTACGCATGTTCCTTTAATTCGGGGAAATTCCAGCGTCCACGCTCTGCAGCCATCAAAATTATGTTGTCAGGACCCCCTTCTTGAGGTTGAAACACGCCCCAAGTGGTAATTGCACTGTAGTCAGCAGATTCTTTCTTAGAAAATGCCGTATCGTAGCTCTGCATAATATATTTTACAGGGGGTATGTCATCTTTTTCCCACATTTTCCACCATTCACGCTTTACAATCGCAGATTCTGCTGAAGTTGGCTGTTGTTGCCACTGTGCAGACCATTTGGCCACGGGCAAAGACGCTTTAATCGATAACAACGCATCTTTTTCCCAAAATTCAGGCCATAACGCCTTGTCTGACGGCAATATAGCAGGAAATTCCACGACCTCCCACTGATCGGACATCGCATCACCGCTCTGTGCAGCCAGTAATCGACCTGTCAAGTCTTTTTTACCCCATCGAGTCATAACCAGGATGATGGAACCACCCGGCTGAAGACGCTGTCGAGGTCCAGAAGTGTACCATTCGTATGCATTATCAAACGCACTCTCGGATAAAGCGTCCTGCTCCGAGTGTGGATCGTCAATAATAAACAAATCCGCACCACGACCTGTAACCGCTGCTCCAACACCAGCAGCAAAGTACTCGCCACCCACGCTTGTTGACCATCGGCCCGCTGACTTACTGTCCTCCTTCAAACCCGTCTTTGGAAAAATGTCTTTATATGCAGGGTCATCGAGCAAATCACGCACTTTCCTACCAAATCGTACAGCCAGTTCCGTATTGTGTGTCGCCTGAATAATCTTCAGCTTTGGATTTCTGCCCAGAAACCACGCTGGCATCAGGTAAGACGCAAATTCCGACTTACTATGTCGAGGGGGCATGTTAATAATTAACCTCTTCAACTTGCCCTGTGCCACAAGTTCAAGCTTCTTCGCAATCACACGATGGTGATACCCCTCTATAAAGTTCTCATATACATGATGAGCAAAAGGCATGAACTCATTCTGTGCCTTCTCCCTCAGACTGATGTTAATCTCAGCCTGTTTAAGTGCTAGTATTTCTCGAAGAGCTTCTTCAGGTACTGTTTCAAGATTCATATATCTATATTATACAGGAGTATTATCAGGAGTAAAATATCTTCCTAAGAAGTTCGGAGCAGCATCAGCAGCACTTTCAGCAGACGCTTGGTTGGCACGAAGCCATGCTAATGCTTGTTCTGTATCCATCCTTCTTAACTCATTTCGTTTGTCCTCAGATAACGTATTAAAAAATTGAAAAAGTACAGGGTCCTTGATCCACTGATTAAAATCTTTACCAGTGACATCCTGTGAAAAAACAGCACTTGGAGTATTGGCGACATATTTATTATAAGGATTGTTCTCCATAACAGAAGTCACACCACCACCACTAACCTCTTCTTGAGTATTTTTGTTCGTGGTTCCTGATCCAAAAAGCTTCATAAACGGTAAATTACTAAAAATACCTTTTGCGTCATCAACAACTCTACTAAAACCTGTGCCTAGCTCCGACCCCATAGACTTAACCTCAGTTCCAAGGTGACTTGCTCTCTCACCAAGACCCATGTTCATATACTGCTTCCAACCCTCCATATTCTGAGGAAGACCTATTCTTGCTGCAGAAATTTTCACAGCGTAAGGAACCATGTCACTATCATAGCCGGGTGGAACACCGGCTAAACCTTTACCAGCTAAACTATCTTGGTTTAACTTTGACCATTTAGTAAGCTGGTCGTACTGATTAAGACCACTAGATGTCATTGTATCCATAGGGGTAAAAGTTTTCTTTGCCGTTTGTGACGTAAGAACAGCGTCACTTGGTCTATCAGGCATATTAACTTTAAATATAGGCATATTATTTTTGGTGTCGACTTTTTTAAATATGTTGTTTGGTGCTATATTAGCACCGCTTATATTGGAAGTAGACGGCCCCGGAGACGCTTTGTTAAACTCTTTTAGCTTTTCCATAGACGCTTTTTCAGCTTGTGCAAACTTTTGGAATGGATTCATTTCTGCCTCACTTCCGAATGAAATTAGAATTGATATTATTTTTTATGACATGAAAAACAAAATTTTACAATACAAAAAGCTATAACCACGGATCACGGCTCTCGAACCAATGAAAATGGATGGGAATGAATTTATAAAACAAGGGTGGGAGGGTGGGAGCCAGGCCGACCCCCCGATGTCAAGGGGGGAGGGGGTCAACAATTTGACACTTGCCCGATCCGATTGCCCCAAGTTACCCTGTTGCAAACATGCAACAGTCAAGTAAAAAGTGCACTAGTGTAATTAAATTGTTTTATTCTACATTTTAATTCCAGGAGGGCTTGACCTTTACACGTTTAGAGATTATCATCATAGAATGATGATAACAAAAAGGAGAAGAACATCATGTTAGTAAACTTACAAAAGATCGATGATCAAATTAAGGACGCAAGGAAATTATCTAAGGATGATACACTTGTTTACTATGATAACTTAATGGCTTATGAAAAGGATTTAAAAGCCAAGTTAAAAATTACAGAAGACGCAAGGAAGACATTGCAAGGAATTGTAGCTAAGAGATTTCCTAAACTCTTTCAAATTGTGCCTACTACTTTCAACGTAAAGCCAAAAGATGCATATTCTTATGTTAGGAATATCTTTAAGGATTTACGTTAATGAAGACGTTTTTTAAATACTTCTTTCTGGTACTAGGTTTTTACCTAGTGCTAGGAACTATCACGGCCTATGACATGGACGACAACTATTCGACTGTCCTTGCCATTGGTTTAACTTCAATCGGTTTCTGGTTAATTGTAGCTAGTGCCATTTTATTTAGGGTGGACGAGTAATGGATATCGGAAAGAAGCTAGCAAACCAAGTTAGTAAAAACTTAATGAAATATCTGGATCCAGATAAATACCATAAAGAACAATTAAAAAAACTATTCCCAAAGAGAAAGAGAAAGCTAGTTAAAAAATAATCAACAAGGGGGGCAAGAAATTGCCCCCTTATCTTTTAAGAACAGGAGCTGGTTCAAATGCCAGTTCCTTTTTTTATGCTAAATCAAATCGGCAGCCACCTGGAATTTATAATTATTATTATATGTTAGGGTTAACATATAATAAAACCAGGTGCTGGTTTTTTAAATGAACCCGAAACCCGAAACCCCGAACCCGAAAACCAGGAAACGACCGAACCCGAGCGTGTCCCGAGCGTGTCCTGGTGTTTTTTACTTGTAGTTTTTAATAATCTATAGTAAGCTTTACTAGTCAATAACTACTAAGGAATTTTTACAATGAAACAATTAAACAAAGCAATTTTATATGAAGGACCAAGTTTGATAGACGGCCAGCCTATTGTGGCCATTGCTACATACTCGGACAAAAACACAAAAACCGGTTTAATGGTACAGACATATATTTTGTGCCAGAATATAGATCCACGAGACGCAAACAAAAACGGACAAGACTTTTCAATTTGTGGTACATGCCCGTTAAAGGGTATTCCAACATTAGATCCAAAAAGGAAGCTTGCCGAAAAAAGGACTTGCTATGTAAGAATCGATCAAGGGGCTTTAATAGTTTGGAAAGCATACCAAAAAGGACGGTATCAAAAAACTAATGATATTTCCGAGTTAGGACGTGGTCGCATGGTGCGATTGGGTACTTATGGGGATCCAGCCGCTGTTCCGAGTTATGTTTGGGAACAGTTATTAAAGGAAGCAATCGGGCATACGGCCTACAGCCACCAAAACGACATCATACCAATCGATAAAAAAATCTTTATGGGTTCAGCTGATAGTCTCGAGCATGCAAAAAAATTCTGGAGCGATAACATAAGAACTTTCCGAGTAATTCAAAATTTAGATGAAATTCAAGATAACGAGATACTTTGTCCAGCGTCTAAGGAAGCTGGTAGAAAATCGACATGTGCAAAGTGTAAGTTATGCTCGGGTACTTCTAGCAATTCAAAAAAATCAATCGCAATCGTTCAACATTAACATAGGGATCCTTGCAGTAGTTATTGACATTTTTACTTCAAGGTATGACACCTGGTCAGGGAAACTTGACCAGGTGTTCTTGGTTATAGGGTAATAGTAGTAATAGTTATAATGTTAAAGCCCCGAACCCGAAGCTCCCGAAAGCCCCGAACCCGAACCCGAACCCGAACCCGAACTTCGGCCCGGCCCGGCATTGGGTCCGGACCAATAACCCTGCTGCGTTTAAATTGTTGCCCTCACATTTTTGTTTGTAGTGCTGCAGCATTTAAAATGTTTTCGCTTGTGGTTTTTATTCATTAGTAGTAAGCTTTAGGAGTTAATAACTACAAGGAGTAATTATGAAAAGTAAATTTGTTGTTGAGCAAGTTTGGGAATTAAATCAGGCTATGCTAGAGGCCGAGCTTATGTTGGGTGATGATCAGCTTGAGGATCTTCTTTCCGGGATGACAGTTGAAGCCGAATGTTTCGATGATATTCCGAACCAAGATCGGAGCTTGTATTGGACTATTTATAGCAAGTGGCCAAAACTTAAAAGAAAATATTGGGACATAACACCGACTGTCGGTGCTCCAAGCATTATTAAATCATCATTTAATAAAAGAATGCCTAAAGGCAGAGTTTGTGTTCAGCTCGGTCACATAGTAGATGTCCAGGGACGTATAGTGCCTAATCCTTGGTCTAGTTAACTAAACTCAAAAATCTTAAAATTTAAGAGGGGCTGCAAAGCCCCTTTTTTTATGCCGAGAAGAAATTCAGATTATTTAATATCCTGGTTATTTAATTATAATGTTAGTGTTATATGTTAATGGTTCATGGTACAGTAGTCCCGAATAAAGGGAAATATATCCCCGACCCGATTGCCCCGAAACAATGGATCGACCCGAAGACCATC